CAACACCACCGCCGCCGCCGCCAGCAAAATAATAATTTCCACCCGACAACTGACCAGTACCAGTTGCAGCGCCAATAGCATTAGTGAAACTAGAAGTTAATCCAGTTCCACCAATTCCACCAACATTTGCAGTAGATGATTCATTACCGGCAGCACCTGCACCACCGCCTCCTCCACCTTCACCATTTCCACGATAATACCCTCGAGCGCCAGCATTGCCTTGACCTGATGTTGCAGATCCACCAGTAGAAATACGACCTCCACCACCGCCAGAGCCACCAGTTAAACCAGTGCTTACTGCATAGTAAGTTCCACCACCGCCACCTTTAACAAGTGTTAGTGTGCCAAATTGTGAATCACTACCGTTTGCTCCGTTAGTTGAACCACTTGATTGTGCAGCACCAGCACCAACTGTGCAAGTGTATCCAATAGCACTAAGTGATTGAGAAGTAAAAGTTAAAAGACCACCTGCTCCACCACCACCACCAATTTCAGATCCACCAGCACCGCCGCCTGCTACAACTAGCACATCAACTGTTAATGATACTGATGGAGTAAATGTTCCTGATGAAGTAAATGTATGGTAAGCGTATCCGCCAGAATAAGAAATTGTATCTCCACCAGTTGCTTTTGGAGAAGCTGTGTATAAAGTTCCTGATGATAAAAATGTGTGGTATGTATAACCGCCAGTTGAAACTACCGTTCCGCCAATTGCTTTAACAGTAGAACCAGTATAACGAGTAATAACAATTCCTGAACCGCCACCACCGCCATAATTTCCACCGCCTGCACCGCCCCCAGTATTGGCAGTTCCAGAAACTCCCGTTGCAGCACTGCCGTTAACTCCAGCCCCGCCACCACCATTGCCAGGTGAAACTAATGTTTTGCTTAGATTAGAAGCACCTGAACCGCCACCTGCATACCAATAAGTTCCACTTACATTTTGACCAGTAGATGTTGCAGCACCCCAAGATGAATAGGTAGATACGCCATTACCGCCACCGCCACTAGAGCCAAAAGATGCACTAGTTCCAGCAGCAGAAAAACCACCGCCACCGCCACCATTATCAAATGAAGCATCATCTGTATAACCAACACCACCGTTTGAACCTTGTCCTGATGTTCCAGTACCAGCAGAGTTATACTGTCGGTTAGAACCGCCACCTGAACCGCCGTCATAATTTTGAACAACGCGGTTTCCAACTCCACCCTTACCGCCTCCAACTGCTGCGGTCAAAGATAAAGTTCCACCAGTTAAACTTGAGTTTGAGCCGTTAGTGGATTGATAAGCGTTATTTGCTCCGCCAGTTCCACCACCGCCAACCGTTACTGCGTAAGAGGTATTAAGAGAAAGAAGTTGTGCAGAGGTATAAACAACACCACCTGCTCCACCACCCGCTGCTCCTGCGCCACCACCACCGGCAATTGCAAGAATATCAGTAGAAATTGCTAGATTTCCAGAAATAGATGAGGCTACGACCCCTATAATAGGCATTAGGCAACATCTCCTGTAACGATCCAAGAGTTAGCAGCAATTTTAAGAGCAGTTGCCATACTGTTTGCTACTCTTAATTTTGGAGTAGCGCTTGTTGCCGCTGTTGAAATTACGGTTGTTGTTCCTGGAGTTGTAGCGCCAATAGTTGGTTGTCCCGCTCCGGTAATCCAAAATACGTTAAATTGAGTTCCAACCGCAAAGTTAAATGTTGCATCTGTTGGAATATTAAATTGCTGAGCTGTGGCAGCGTTCATTGAAAAAACGTTGCCTTCATCGCCAGAAGCAAATGTATAAGCTGTTGTTTTTGCAGAATAAGTTAAAGCGATTTTAGGTGTAGTAAGAGTTGGAGTAGTAGCAAATACTAAAGATCCAGATCCAGTTTCATCAGTAATCACGGAAATAAGATTTGCTGATGTTGGAGTGCCCAACCAGGTAGCAACATTTGTTCCTAATGAAGTAATACCCGTTCCGCCATTTGCTACTGGCAAAGTTCCAGTTACACCAGTGGTTAAAGGTAATCCAGTTGCATTAGTTAATGTTCCAGATGCAGGAGTTCCTAGTGCCGGTGTAGTAAGAGTTGGAGATGTTAAAGTCTTATTTGTTAGCGTTTGTGATCCGGTAAGAGTAGCAACCGTTGAATCAATTGCAATTGTTCCAGAAGAAGAGATTGTTCCACCACTAAGACCAGTGCCAGCGGTAATACTAGTAACAGTTCCGGTTGCTGCATAAGCAAGCGAGTTCCAAGCGGTTGTACCATCGCCTGTTTTTAATTTTTTAGTATCTGTTTCAATTCCGAATTCACCAGCGGCAAGTGTTGGATTGTTAGATGTCCAGTTTGCTGCGGTGTCGCGGCGTTGCTGCATTCTTGATGTCATTGTTTTCCTCTTTGCCTTTGGTTAGAATGAAACGACCGATGCACCAGCATCGATTGTATAAGTCCAGCTTGCTGAAGTTGATGTTCCCGCATCATAAATAATGTCTGTTTCTGGTGTTGATCCTCCGCCATCAAGATAATTAACGACGTATGCAAGTCCATCTTGACCAGCTGGACCAGTTGAACCGGTTGGACCAGTAGATCCTGTTGGACCAGTAACAGTTGATGCTGCACCAGTTGCTCCGGTGGGACCTGTCGGACCCGTAACGGTCGATGCTGCTCCTGTTGCTCCTGTAGGTCCAGTAGGTCCAGTTACAGTTGAATTAGCTCCAGTAGCTCCAGTTGGACCTGTCGGACCGGTAACTCCTTGAGCTCCTTGAATTCCTTGCGGTCCGCTTGGGCCAGTTGGACCTTGTGATCCTGTAGCTCCAGTTGGACCAGTTACGGTTGAATCAGCTCCAGTAGCTCCAGTAGCTCCAGTTGGACCTGTTGGACCTGTTGCTCCAGTATTACCTGTAGATCCCGTTGGACCAGTAACGCCTTGAATACCTTGAATTCCTTGAATACCTTGAGCTCCAGTTGGACCTGTTGGACCAACCGATCCCGTAGATCCGGTAGCTCCAGTTGGACCTGTTGGACCAGTTACGGTCGAAGCCGCGCCGGTAGATCCGGTTGCTCCGGTTGGACCAGTAGCTCCAGTTGCTCCTTGAATACCAACTGCGCCATCAAGATTTACTTGCCAAGAAGCATACGTTCCAGATCCTGTTTTATTATTTAGATTAACAACAAGAGATCCGGTTGCTTGATTATATGAAACAACCTCACCGTGCATGTGATTAGCTGAATTGTAAGCAATAATAACTGTTTGAGCCGTTGAATAATCAAGATAAAGATCAGCTGTAGTAAGTGTAATTTGACCATTTGATGCAATAGTCAATGATGTTGTTGATGTTGTATGGTAACGATCGCCATCTAAACCAGAAGATCCAGTTGGGCCGGTTGGACCAGTTGATCCAGTTGGTCCAGATCCTGTTGGACCCGTTGGACCTGTCACCGTTGATGCTGCACCAGTTGGACCGGTTGGACCGGTTACTCCCTGTGGACCGGTTGGACCAGTTACACCTTGAATTCCTTGAATACCTTGAATACCTTGTGATCCAGTAGCACCAGTTGGGCCCGTAACGGTTGAAGCTGCACCAGTCGCGCCTGTGGGACCTGTGGGACCTGTAACGCCTTGAATACCTGTAGCTCCAGTTGGACCGGTTGGACCGGTTGGACCAGTAGCTCCAACGTTTCCAACAATAGAAAGCGTCCAAGCTGTAAATGTTCCAGATCCAGAAGATGCATCTGGAGTCATAGTTAATGTTGTTCCAGAAACAGTTGCTATACCTTCAACATAATTTGTTGGTGTTGTTGTATACGCAACTCTTACACGAGCTCCAGTAACAAATGCGCTTCCAGCAGTAATTGTCCAAGATTTAGAAGATCCTGTACCAATTGTGTTAGAAGTTACTGATGTTACTCCTGAATAACTAGCTCCAGTTGGACCCGTTGGACCCGTAACACCTTGAATTCCTTGAGCTCCAGTTGGACCTGTTGGACCAGTTGGACCAGTTACACCCTGAATACCTTGAATTCCTTGCGGTCCTGTTGGTCCGGTTGGCCCAGTAACACCTTGAGATCCAGTTGATCCTGTTGGACCGGTTACACCCTGGATACCTTGCGATCCGGTTGGACCGGTTGGACCGGTAGTTAAAGATATGTTTGCAATAGCTGTATCTACATCATTGAGACGAGCTTTTACGGAAGCTTTAGATCCTTTTGGATTAGTTCCAAGTTCAGTTTCAATAGCTTCAATTGCATCATTTGCGTTTGCATGCTGTGAAGCGTGAGGAACTGTAGCTGAATCAAGATAATCCGTAGCGGTTGGATTAGAAAAATTATCTACTCCACCAGGATAATTTGTGCTCACGTATTCTCCTCGAATTTAGGGCATCAGATTAGTCGCCAGGGGGTAACGACTAATCTGATGCTTTACTATCAATAGCAGCATCACGAAATATTTTGTGGTGCCTCTGATCTAACCAAAAAGTCTTATTATGCGCGCATATTGCACCAGTATGTGCGTGGATCGGTATTCCTAGCGATCCAAGACGCTTACTAAAAAGTAAATCTTCACCAAACCATCGACCGCCAATAGCACCATCAACAAACCAAGCCCAGTCTTTACCCTGGTTTTCAGTTGCTTTGGCTTGTAACTCTAGTAAAACGGATCGGTGGATCAATAAACAGCCAGTTCCGGCGGCATCGATCTTAATTACCTCATTTATTGGATAATCATCAATAGCTTGCAAACCAGATCCGGGAAGATCACGATAAATGGTAGGTACAGGGCGTAAAGATACATCATCGTCAAAGAAAGCTGCAAAAACTAACGCAGAAATCACCGGACGATCCTTTTCGTGAGCTGCAGAAACTAGTTTATCCCAAGTTTCTAACTCTAAACGCTCGTCAGAGTCCATCATCAGCAACCAAGCCGCGTCAGATTGCTCTAAAAAGTTCTTTACAAGCAAGTTTCTGGATCTTGTAAGCAAACCAATGTTAGAAACTTGTATAAAACAGTCAAATCTTTCAGTTCTTTTGCCTCTAATTTGCAGTAAATCAACCACTAAATTAGCGTTTATAGATCCATCGTTGACCATTCCAACGGCAATTTTATCTTTATTTTTCATCGAGTTTCAACCTCCGGAAGGAGTGCCGTGGTCTCGATAACACCTGATTCATGATCCTTAATCAGTGCTTCTAGCGCATTTAATCCTTCTTTTTGGACTAAATCGCGAGCTGTAATCAAAGCTTCTAAAAATATTGATTGCATAACTTCCCCTTAAGTGTTGCGCTTGTGGCGCTGATCCTATCCGAAGACAGGATCAGCGCCAAAGCTAGACTAATTAGTAGCCTGAAGGTGCAACAGTACCGGTACCAGCAATTGTGGTAACAGCCTTGTTGAAGCGGTGTGCAAGAGCTGTGTATCCGTAGACCTGGAAACGAACAGTCAAGTTCGCTGAAAGGACATCTGGAAGTACGCGTGTCTTTACACCTGATTCGAATAAGTAAGAATCTGAGAACTTACCTACAAGGATCGGAGATTGGTTTGTTGATGCGCCGTAGGTCTTTGGCATTGTTGCATCAACGTAAACGCGTACGCCGTGCATTGTTCCAACAAGACCCTTTGATGCGCCTGGTGCGTCAACAACGCCATTAGCATTGAATGGACCAGCTGCAACAGGAACTACGAGTGGACGTGATGACGAATCAACCTGAGACATAAACCAGTACCAAGTTGATGGATGCATAACAATTGCTTCAACGTCCTGGTAACGGTTTGTAACAACCTTAGAAATTGCCTTAGCCATTGCAGTCAAGCCGCCTGTGGCTGTTGGTGTCGCTTCTGTCCATGTTGTCGGAATACCGTTTGTAGTATCTGCGCCAAGGTTAATCAAGCCACGAAGTGTACCTGATGTTCCATCGCCGTTACCAACAACAGAAGTGTTAAGCTGAAGTGCATAATCCTTCATAAGATCGCCGAAAATCATACGATCAAGTCCACCAGAAAGTGGTGACTGCTCAACGAGCTGAATCGATACGTTCTCGTAACCTGAGATGGTACGAACTGGAGCTGTAACTGTTGATGTTACAAGGTCGCGAGTTGTTGTCGCTGAGTTATCAGATGACTGGAATGCTGAAAGCGATCCTGTAGAAATCTGGGGAATATTGATCGAATCTGTGCCAGCAGGAAGTGCCATGCCAGTAAGAAGATCGGCTGTTACGCGAGCCGCACGAGCAAACTCTGCGTATTCGTTTGTAAGGTAGATAGGTGGAACAAAATCTCCACCAGTTCCGTCTGTACGGTTAATGTCGCGAGTTTCAACCGCAACTTCAGCCTGGTGACGGTGCAAACGTGACCAAGAATCTGAATCGTTGCGAAGTGTCGCATTGATCATGTCCTTAACAAATGAATTACGTCCATCACGGTCGTATGTCATTGCTTCACGTGTAATTGTTGCAGATCCTGCAAAAGGCTTCACATTTGATTCCTTGCGTGATTCTGCGAGTTCAGCTGTGCGCTTTTCATTTGCGACAGTTGTTGCGATGCGCTCGTCAAGCTTAGCAATATCTTCTTGCTTTGCTGACGCAGCATCAAGAGCTTCTGCGGTAACGTCTTCTGCTGCGAGTGTTGTTTCAACCTCGGCAACAAGAGCGTCGCGCTGCTCGATGAGCTTTGCGGATAGAGTCATTTTGACCCTTTCTATTGTTGTGTGAGATCGTCGGGGCGGACGCGCCGAGGATTAACCCTTACGCTTAGAACGTAGGGAATATTGTTTTACTTTCAAAGCAAGCTTTTGCTTTTTGATTTCAAGATCCTGATCCTGAGCTGATCGCATTCCAACGGTTGTTGAATCGTATGCGGGCCAAGTGACAACAGAAACTTCGTAAAGATCCAGATCCGTAAGAGTACGAAGACCCTCTTCGCGAGTTTCTCCATCTTGAGCAACCGTAAATGCAAAGCTCATCTTGTCAACGTCACCGCGACGAACAGCCGAAGCTAGTTCTTGAGCGCGTGGGTTTGCAGGATCAAGAGATGCTTCCATGTACAAACCAACTTTATCCTGGGCCAAACGAAGCGTTCCGGACTGAGTTGATGCTAATGGTAGGTCGTCCATATTGTGATTTACAAGTAAGAAGACCGGATTATCAGTCTGAAGCGTGCGAGTAAAAGCTCCTTGAGCAATAACTTCACGGAATTGAAGACCGGTTGCTTCCTGGTTAAATGTTGCAGCGTATCCGCCAACCTTAAGCGATCCATCTTCAGTATCTACGGCGCGAACCTCAGCATGCATTGTGATGCGTTCCGCTGATGCCATTGCTGTCTTGCGATCTTCAATCACCGTTATCTCCTCGGAGGTAATTTCAACATTTTCTGATGTTTCTGATCCTCGTGCCATAGTTTTTGGAGCAATCCAGTCTATTGCTGGCTCATTAACTTCTTCCATAGGGCTTTCGGGCATAACTTCTGGATCTGGATTTACCACATCTACGCCAAGAGAAGACGACAATTGCCATTTCCATCTTTGATGAGAGTCAATACGATCAGCTAAAAAGTTTGCAATTCCTTGTTGATTATGCATTGTAGCACAAGTAAATACTTCTGAAAGCTCTTCAATAATCATATCATTTGCAGAAAGAATATCCATAGCAAGAGCTCGAGCATCAGTAATGATTGCAAGATCTTGTGGAATCTCACTCATTGCGGCAAAAGCTGCTAATTGAAATGGTGCAGGCTTTCCAAGCTTGCGAATATTTTCTGCAATTGGATCAATGCTTGAATAAGCATCAGAATAAATTTCTTCAAAGAGTCCGTGATACTCACTAAAGTCAGTGCCCATCACATTCCAGTGTGCACCGTGAGCTTTGAAGTAGAAAGAAACAACATCAGCTAGAAGTTCTTTTAACTCCTCCGCAAGATCCGGTGTTTCCATATCGGCTGCCGCCATGTTTGTCTCCTTGTACTTTTGAGAAACGATAAGAGCATCGCGTGTAATATTTTTGCAGATATTCATTGCCCACTCGCGACCCTCGGGACCTTCCCAAGAATCACGTAATTGAACAACTTCTTCAAGAGTCATTGCAGGATTTTTAATTCCCTCTTCAAGAACTATCTTAGGTACGCGATATGTTTCAGACATTATTCAACGACTCCCATAACCGGTACTGAAGTATCTGAATCAGTACCAAGTGGAGCTGTATCTGGACCGGTTGTGAGTGTTCCCTGGAATGCCTGATTAAAGACATCTCCACCACTGTAAGGCTCAAATCCGTCTTGTTGACGTAATTCGTTTGGTGAGCGTAGACCAGTTGATACCAATATCTTTCCAACTTCAGCACGAGTCATTGCATCGGTGCGAAGAAGGATTGAAGTATCAAACGCAACGTCAGTTCCGTCAGGAAGAATACGACTTAACGCATCTTCTACGCGGCAAAGCCACGGCGCGATTGTATGTTGAAGGAAGTTTAATGAAGCTTGTTCAACGTTCTGGTATGTCTGGTTGTCTCCGCTTGCAAGAATAAGATGCGAAGGAATACGAAATACGCGAGCAATATCTCTAATAAGTTGCTCGCGAGTTTCAATCATTTGTTGATCTGCAGCAGAAGATGTAATTGGCTTCCACTTTAATCCGTCTGTAAGTACCGCTACGCGACGATGACGACGGTGAGTAGCTTCAAAAGTTCCTTGAATTGTTCGAGCCTGATCCAAAGTAAGCTTCTGATCCGTCTCAAGAACTGAAGAAGGTGTTGCACCTTCTCCATAAAATTGTGAAATGTGGCGATCCATAGCCATTGCAATACCAATAAGATTTCTATTCTGGATCATAGGAGAAACACCAACCAAAGATTGTGGAGGTGTTAGCCAACGCATGTGGATCAGATCCTGAGAGTCAAGAGCGTTTCCAAGATGCAGGTACTTGCGCCCGATCTGGTCTCCGGTTGGAAGAACTTGCATTTGGTAAGGGTGCAAAGGAACTAAACCAATCATATTTCCGCTGCGATCGCGATCAATATGAATATAAGCATTACCGTGAAGAGCACAAGAGAATACCATTTGGTGAATAAGCTCAAAGGTATTTGATTCAGGATCTGGATTTTTTAGTACGTCTGATAGATCTACCGGAACTCTTTTGCCCTTAACCATCTTGTATTGCTTAAGTGGCATTGATGCAATGGTGTCCGCTAGCAATGAAACAGATCCTAGAACAGCTGAAACTCCAAGAGCAGTCCACTCATCGATGCGTTCTCCGGCAGCGCTTGTAATGTTTGTCTGTCCGTAGAGCTGAGACAGTGGTGCTACATAGTTGTTAAATTGCGGGTAACGACCCACCACTCCACGGCGTATGAGACTCATTATTTATTAACCACCGATCCTAGCGATGCGAAATATGACAAAGTAATAATTCCAATACCGGTTGCAAGCAAGCAAGGTCCGATACCAAACATGACTCCGATTCCGGCTACTATGAACCCGGCGCCAATAATCTCGATAACGTTAGTTATCAAATCCAGCGAAATCTTGATTTTCATTTTGCTCCCCAATACTCATTAGATCAAATACGGCTGGTAAAAAGTTTCCTTGCGAGAACCACCACACAGCACGTTCAAGTGCCATAACAGCGGATACCGCTAAGTCGATCCTGCGAGTAGATCCTGGCTTTTCTTTAGCCAGACGCGTTCCACGCTGATCAATTCTTAGTGTTGCATTACCAACGTGACGCGCCATAGTTGGATCGCCTTCGTGGGTAACACTCTTGTTTACAACTGCTTCATAAAATCTTGTTGTTGCTGGTGTCATACGTGAAGCTGTCTGCGGGAATACTACAACCGGCAAACCTTCTTCTTCAAGTACTTGAAATGTTCGAGCCCATCGATAAGGATCACAAGCAATTTCAACTACTTCGTAATTTCTACAAGCCTGGCGTACCGCTTCTTCAACATCAAGAATTGGAACTTGCCAATCAGCTCCGGCTTCTTCTGGTTTTTCCCAAACATTAAGCGGAACAATATGCGGAACTTCTTCGCAGGTTACTGCTACTACAACGGTGCAGTCGCCGTTGAAAGATCCGTCAAAGCCAAGAACAACTTTAGTTCCTGGTTCAAGTTTACGATCCGTATAACACGCGTCCCATGATCCGTGCGGCAGCCAGGTATCTGATGTGGAAGTCCAAACGTTTAGACGCTTTGTCTTAAATTCAGCTTCCGGTGTTCTAAGGATCGCAGAAGCAAAATCGTCTTTAGCAACAATATCTCCAAACCCTGGGTTTGATTGTTCCCAAGCTTCGATCTCTCTGTAATCCAGATCCGGATTAGCTTCCCACCAAGCAAAGAAGAAAGTCGGGTCGACAACTTCTCCACTGGCGACCCGCTTCCCATACTCATAGAGCTGGTAGCAAATAGAGTCTTTACCGGTTGAATCTGATTTAACTCCCGCGGTCGTAATTGCTACCATAAGAGGTTCTCGACGCGCACCCATCGCAAGAGACATTACGTCCCACAGTTCACGATTGGGTTGCGCGTGAAGTTCGTCAAACGCAATAAACGTTGGTGACAAACCCTCTTTTGAGAATGCTTCAGCTGAGAGCGCCCGATAGACCGATCCGGTCTTTGGATTATAGATTGCATCTCGATATACATCGAGAATTTCTGAAAGTTCAGGCTGCATCTCAACCATGCGTTTAGCTGTACCAAACACAATTTTTGCTTGTTCTTTTTCCGCTGCGCAGGAGTAAGTCTCACCGCCATTAGGACCAAGAACTAAATGTTCAAGTGCAAGAGCTGAAAGCCAAGCAGACTTTCCATTCTTGCGGGGTAATCCAATTAAACCAACTTTATGCTTTAGCGATCCATCTGCCTTCTCAGCAAACAAACCTTTGGTTAATTGCTTTTGCCAACCGCGAAAGATTAGCGGCTCACCGGCAGCGCCGGCTACTGAATCCTTAGTGATTGAACACAAAGCTTCACTAAAGTCAATAATGTTATCGCCACGACTTTTTTTCATTTCGTTTGGCGTGAGTGGAGACAAGTGGCGCGGCGGCCACCCTTTAATTTCTTTGCTGCCTCTTTTGGAGGAGTTGGTCGATTGCGCTGACACGTTTTACCTCTGCTACCCCTAGTCGCGAGCGTGACACTGGATCGAACCCAAGCGAGGCAAGGGCATCAGTGAATGCTTTGTTTATTTGAACGTATGCTCGTCCATCTGCCGACTCAAGAGTCGCCATATATTTAGTTCTGGCAGCTGATACGGCATCGGCTAATCTGGCTGCATTCTCGATCGCGCTGAGATCCGAACTAGGTGAAAGCCAGGTTATGGCGTTGTCCCAGATCCTAGTCCAAAAAATCTTTCCTTCATCTCCAAGCATTGACGGAGCTTCCGGAGTGTGATCCGCCATTGGAAGGATCGTAATGTTGGCGAGCTCGGGTAAAGGTCGTCCACCGGAATCATGTCCAGGCGTGCGACCGGTCACGCGTTTAATTTCTGCCGGTTTTGGCGGTCGTCCCATATCTAAATCCTAACCTAAAAAGCCCATTTCGTAGTTTTGAGCATGTTCGAAGACAGC